GCACATTCCGCGACTGTCGGCGCAAATGGTACAGGGTGAGCGTGTTAGGTGAGCGCCCTCCGAGCACAGCTGCCGCCGAGCGAGGAACGCGCGTACATGAACAGTTAGAACAATGGTTAATGAACGGGGTAGCGCCTACTGATGGGACAGCGCGCGCGATGATGCGCGCTCTCCCAAAAGGGGGGAGCGTCTCACCTGATCTCGTTGAGCAGAGCTTTGACCTGACCCCTGAAGGGTGGGTGGCGCGTGTTCGTGGACGTATTGATTTAATTGATCCTGCTACTAATCAGATCATTGATCATAAAACGACAGGCTCATTTAAATACATGAAAACTGAGGAGGATCTGGGTACAGATACCCAAGCAGTGATCTATAGCGCGGTCGCGCTCTCTGGTGCGCTAAATCATGAGTTTAATGAGCCTCTGAGATTTACTCTGAACTATGGCACGACTAAAGGCGCGACGAGAACCGCGATTGTCTCACGGACGTTCACCCGCGCTGAGTTAGAGGAGCCTCTTCACCTGATCGGTGGTGAGGTCTCGGAACAGTTGACGACATCGAAGGCCTTGAAATGGTCCGAGGTCGAGCCTAATTATCAGAGCTGTGATAAATACGGAAGGTGCGTGTTCTCAGATGAGTGTACAGCGCATCAGAAAACGCTAATACAGATCAGAGAGCCTTCACGAGATAGCGTAAACAGTTTTATGAACACGCTCACTCAATCAGGGTCTCAATCATCTGAACTCTACCCGACATCAGATACACTGTCTCATGTCTCAGACGGGCTCGATCATGCAGGTAGCGCGTACCTCAACCCTAACCCGCCTGACGGTTTACCTGATCGAGACCCGCTCCCTGAAGATCAACAACCCTCGCGCCGTTTACCGCGCTTTAGATGGAACGATAAGAGCTTGAGTCAGATGAAAGCACCTGATCTCGTTCAAGCTGTGCAGGAGATGACCGCGATCATGAGCCCTCAAGCGCGCGAGGTCTACGAGAAGCACACGGAGCACATTAAAAAAGAGACGATGAAAACGAACAAGGAGCGCCTTGAAGTGATCCATAAGATTAACTTCGGCGTGCTCGCGACACAGGACAACACAACAGGAACGAGAACTATGAATCAAGATGATTTCTTCGCCGCGTTTAATAAGAAGCAAGCACCCCAACCAGAGCCTCAACCAGAACCTCAACCCGAACCTCAACCCGAACCTCAACCTGTACCTCAACCCGAACCTCAACCCGAACCTCAACCCGAACCTCAACCTGAACCTCAACCTGTACCTCAACAAGCGCCTTTAAGCGCTCAAGAGTGGGTATCTGAGGACCCTGCACAGCCAGATGATACAGATCACCCGTTTACTGAGGTTTTACCAATCCTAGAACTACCTAAAGTACTACTGATTGACGCGATCGCGACAGGGGGAGAGAGCGTTGACCTCATTAGTGAGCTTGCGCCGTGGATCGATGACATTGAGACTCAAGCAAATCGCCCGATCTCTTTAATCGCATACGATGAAGGATGGAAGCAGTTAGGAGCAAGATTGAGCGCACAAAATACATGGTTATTCTCAAAAAAATATGTAACGGTAGATAGCTCTCACCCGTTGTATAGGCACTGCTCACACGTCCTCGTGAAGCTCGCTGATATTGTAATCAGAACAACGAAATAAAAAACGAAAAGAGAAAAAAATGACTTGGGACAATAACAAAACAGAGACATGGAATCAGGCCTCTGACGCGGCGTGGAATCAAGGCCAGAATCAAGCACCTGTACAGAATCAAGGCGCCTCGATTTGGGAAAATTTCGAGACCGTGGAGACCTCGCCACAGCGAAACGGGTACGTACCACCGAACCTTGACTGCAACGTGAAGATCATTGAACTGAAGACCATTCACAGCATCAAAAACAATAACCGTCCTGTGTTTGTCGCGACGATCGAGACTCAAGGATCACCTGACGAGGGACAGTTTACTCAGCGCTTTGATTGGGTCGCGAAAGCTGATGAGCGCCCTTATCTCCAGAACATCAAGGCGCTTGTTTGTGCGATGAACCCTCAAGGAGACCCGCGCTCATTTGGCCGTGAACTGATGGAAGCGATCACAGGACCAGATCAACCCGCACGAGGCAAGATCATCCACCTACGCTCAGAGCAGATCATGACGCGCAACGGGAACGAGTTCACAAAATGTCACTGGTCACCCGCTCGATAAAAATCTAAAACTCTTCACCCTTTAAGACGCCTTGAACGTCGATGGTGACCTATGAAAAATTTAACAATAGACTGTGAGACCGAACTCATAGGACAGGGGCGCAAAGCTCCTCTTATGGCATGCCTTAGCGCCTGTGATGGTAAATCTACACAGCTACTCTCACCTGATGAGGGTTGTGATTTAATAGAGCGATGGTTGACGCGCGGTGAAGGGTGGCTGATCGGTCATAATATCGCGTTTGACCTCGCTGTAGTATTGAAACAGCGCCCGACACTCGCGCCCCATATCTGGAGGCTATATGATCAGGGTAGAGTGTGGGATACAGGGATTCATGAGCGCTTGTTCGCTTTACACCAAGGGTGGGCTACTCATCCAGAGATCGCCCGCCCGATCATCTCTCAAGGGGTCAGTCTAGCACAGCTCACGCGCGGGCTCCTCGGTCTCAATATCACAGAACAGAAACTTGACCCTAAGAGCCCTCGGTATCAGTACGGTAAATTATTAGACACCCCTCTTGATCAGTGGTCAAGAGAGGCGCGCGAGTACGCTTTAGAGGACGCGAGGATTACTCACCAGATCTTTGATCTACAACAAGAGCGCATACAACAGGTCAAGCACGTCACGCGCGATCAGTACCGCTACATGCCGAGCTTTGATCTACAAACACGCGCGGCGTGGGCGCTCCATCACCTCGAAATGTGGGGCCTTCGGACCTCTCAAGAGAGCGTTGATCAATGGAGAGCAGAGACCCTCAATAAGCGCGCGATCCTTGAGCGTGAATTGATTGATTTCGGCTTGCTCAATAACAAGCTCAGGCGCAATATGAAAGCGATCAAGGCAATCGTAGAGGCGAGCTACGGAGAAGCGACACCGCGCACCGAAAAAGGCGCGGTTCAGGTATCTGGTGAGGTGTTAGAAGACAGCAACGAGCCGATCTTGATCAAGCTCGCTGAGTGGCTCAAGCTCGATAAAATGACAGGGACCTTCGGACCTACTGTCGATCTCGGTACAGAGCGCCCGATTAACGCGCGCTGGAATGTACTGGTGAGATCAGGGCGTACAAGTTGTACAAAACCTAATCTCCAACAATTACCCCAATCAGGAGGGATCAGGGAATGTTTCCGACCTCGTGACGGGTATGTGTACGTTGGCGCTGATTACTCAACCGCCGAGCTTGTCGCGCTCGCTCAGGTGTGCTTGAACCTCGGTTATCGATCGAACATGGCCCAAGCGATCAGCGCGGGGCGTGATTTACATTTATCTCTAGCAGCTGATCTCGCGGGTGTGTCGTATGAACAAGCGCTCAAACTGAGATCAGAAAAAGACCCTCAGATCTTAAACCTTCGTAAACTCGCAAAGATCCCAAACTTTGGTCTTAGTGGGGGGTTAGGGGTCTCTGGTTTGGTGGGGTTCGCGAAAGGATACGGGCTCGATATCACAAAAGAGAAAGCACAACTGTTAAAAGATGCGTGGTTCTCTCGTTGGCCTGAAATGCGCTTGTATTTTGAGCAGGTACAGCGCGATGTCAAACAGGGATACATGACCCATCACTACAGCGGGAGAAGACGCGGGGGGGTCGGGTTCACTGATGGGGCTAATAGCTATTTCCAAGGACTCGTTGCTGATGGTGCAAAGTGCGCGCTCTATGACGTTGTCAGGGCGTGTTGGATGGAACCCGAGAGCGCTCTATTTGGATCTCGTCCTGTTCTGTTTATCCATGACGAGATCATTATCGAGGCACCAGAGGGGCGCGCGAGTGTCGCGGCTGATGAACTCGCTCGGCTCATGATTCAGGGGATCAAGCCCTTTTTGCCTGATCTGCCGATTGAGGTAGAGGCGTGGTGTTCTCGTATCTGGACGAAGAGCCTTGACGAAGCGCGAGATCCTGACGGGCGGCATCTCATCCAGAATTAAGCGCATGTCTCTTTGAGATGAAATCGATTGAGATTTTAAAGTTCGAAGATCTTTTAAAATCTCTCGCGCGGGGTCCTCTTCCTCTTCCTCCTCTTCTGCTTCCGGCTCAGGTATAGCGCGGGGTGGGGGGGGAGCGCTACACGCGCGCAGAGAGAGAGAGATCAAGATCAAGAGCAGGCTCGCGGTAATGATCCTGAGCGCGCCGGTCATTGTCTCAGTCTCCGTTTGAGTTCCGTGATATCCTCAGCCATTGACACGTTTTGAGTCTTCAGCTCGATGATCAATCCCTTGATCTCGGTCAGGGTCTCTGTACCCTTGCGACCGTCTGTCTCTAGTTGAGTGATCCTGCGCTCATAGCTAGCGCGCTCCACATCAGCGCGTGTAAGATCACTTGAGAGTTTGAGTACCCAAGCAAGCGCGGGGATCGCGAGAAGAGAGAGCGCTCTCCAGACCCACTCAAGCGCCGTTGGTTGATCAATTCGACTCATTATCTGACTCCTCACCGATCGCGCGCCGTACCTTTTTCTTGAGGATGCTTACAATCACACTATTCATCGCGCCTGCACCGAGTCCGATCACCGCGCCATACAGCACTAGACTCTCATCCTCGGTCACTTCAGGGTGAATCAGCGCACCGACAAGCGCGCCGACCACAAGCGCCATAGAGCGAAGCGCGAGAACTCTTTGAGGCCCTTGTATGTCAAACATCGTGAGAAGTGGCCTACACCACTCAACGAGCGCCCACGCGCTGATCGCGGTCCATGCGAGCGTCTCAAGGGGTAGAAGTGCGGGATTGATTTCCATATCATGCTCGCTTTACGGGTAAAATGTTCGCTTAAGTCTCATTCTCAGCTCAACGCCTGAAGCGAGGAGATCAGAGAAGAGGGATCTGATAGAAGGTCCGTAATCCTGACCCGTGAAATATAGAGGGTAGGGACCCGTGTCTTGGTTACCGTTTCTCTCGCTCTCTGTCGAGCTAAACAGGTCAAGAATATGCGCGCCTAACGGGTCATTTGTGCGCGCGTCTGCGTTCTCTCTCCAGTAGCTCGGAGGTGTGATCATCGCGTCAGGTGTAATCATATCAATGATCACGACACATTGAGCCTCCTGAACCCTTCCGCGCTGTGCTTTGATCTGGCTTGGTTGAGGTTCGCGAATCGTGAAGGGTAGCAGCTCAAGGTCGAGGGTCTGAGCGCTCCCGCTTGTAGGCGCTCCAGAGATCGCGAGCGACTGAGCAGGAGAGAGATAGAGGCGTGATGTACTGTTATCATAATGAGTTGAATGATAGAGCGCGCCTGATACCCTGATCAAGCGCTCCTCTCCCCACGCGGCGGTGATGCTCGATGATGTGAGATACGGCGCGGGAGCAGGGGTCAAGGTCGCGCCTGTAACGGTCGTAATATGCTCTTGAAAGAGCGCGGCTAACTGAGTGATGAGGCTTGTATATGATCCCCTCACACTATAGAGCGCTTGATGAATAAAAGCAGATTGAGACGCATACGGGGTCTCTGTAGCCTGTAGAGGTAAACCGTAGAGTGTGGCTAGGGTTTCAAGGTAATCTCTCGGCGAGCGATGAATAAGCGTGTCTGAGCGCGCTTCTCTGACGTGCGACTGATCACGGAGCATAGAACACCACCTCTGAGAGCTTGGGTAAGCAGCGTTTAAGACCACCACTTAAGACGAGCTGAGATCCTGAGTGAGTGTAATCGTACCGTCTACCGCCAACGCTCACCACTCCGCTATCAGGAAAAGAGAGTGTACTCTCTGTAGAGAGATCAGTCTCACCCCTCGCATGATCACGAGAGAGTACAGTCTGCGGTGAACCTACATGTTCTTGTGAGATGCGCCCGAAGATATCAAGGATCTGATGTAAATAGGGAGGGCGTACAGGTTTAGATACTGCAAAATCTACAGGCTCAAGACCGTTGAATCGGGCGCCTGTCTCATAGAAACTTGGAGGCAATCGCCGCGCCAGATACCGCTCACCGCCTCGATTATCAGCCTCGATCTTGAGCGCGGTTCCGATCGTGTACGTCTGCGCGAAGTTAGGCCCACAGTGAAGCGTGATCGTGTAACTTCCCGCAGGTGCAGGAGGTGTATACGCCTCAAGATCACCGCGTCTTTTAATGAGATTAGGACCCTGACCCGCGATCCCTGAGTAGAGATAGGTCAATACACCCTCAACCTGTATTGAGAGCCTGAAGGGTGAGAGGTTATCGCTCAAAGAGCCTGTAACCTGTACTTTCGCCCCCCCTCGATGGTGAACTTTTGACGATCTCAGCTCAAGGTAGAGGAGCGCCTCTTGATTAGGAGATCCATAACCGCGCTCAAGCGCGACGCCTGCGAGGGATTCTGGGTCACCGAATCCAAGCCCTCCGCTCTCTGGGTCTCCGTAACCTCTCATATTATGTCTCCTGCGCTACAATCGCGATCGCGATCCCGTGCATGACACCGCTTGATGGTGCGGTCATCTCGATACCGAAAAGGTCACCCGCTGTCAGAGTTAAATTAGAAGGTGTGATCTTGTGTGATTGAGGGGAATTGTTCGCGGTGCTCGTGATCGTGGCGCTGTTTGAGTCGCTCGTGAGCTGATCAGTCTTCCAGTCTGCTTGAGAGGTCGTGAACAGATTAAATGTCGCGCTATTGTTCTGAGCCCCTGAGTTTCTCACGCTCACACTGATCTGTTGAATCGTCATATTTAGAGGAGCGTACCAAGGACCCGCGATCGGCTCAGGTTTCGCAGGGTTTAACCCTGCCTGTAATGTGGTACTATCTAAATCATACCAGTGCGTGACATGCGCTGTGTAGGTCAAGATCCTCTGTGATGGTCCTGCGGGACCTTGTGGACCTGTCGCGCCGTTCGTTCCGTTCGTTCCGTTGGCCCCGTTCGTTCCATCGGCACCCTTTACCACTCCCGCGTTGATCGTGTTTCCATCACTGAGTGTGATGATCAACTCACCCGCACCGTTAACGGTCGCTGACGTGATCCCGTTATTGATCGTAAGCGTGTCGAGAGTGTGGGTGATCGTGTCTAGCGCTGTATACCAATCTCTTGAGCCGATCGCAGGGAGACGCAGAGAACGCGCCGCGCTCTCGATCTGGAGCGTACAAAAGGCGCTCGCGGGCGCGATCTTTGGATCTGTGACAGAAGTCTCACCCGTGGCGGGGTTCGTGGCTACGAGAAACAGTCTCAGATCACCCCAGATATCATTCACGTTCTGGAGCGTTGGATTCTGTGCTGTCGAGCTTGATAGACTCGCGGTTTGACCTGTTCTTGGTAATAGGATTGACCAAGCAAATGTGAAACTCGCGCTAGGGCTCGCAGAGTCTACAGCGCCACCAAACACGTTATAGGTCTGAGACGCGAGCGGTAAACTGTGCGTGATCGTCGCGTTGGGAGTAGATACAGGGTTGAGGGTCCATCCCGCGTGAGCTGTAATCGTCATGAGGTCACCTGTGATTGATGGATTGCATAGATCGCGATACTAAAATCAATGAAAAGATTATCGTTTGTAGTGTCACTCCCTACGGTGTTGACTCCACCCTGTTGATCATTAATGCTCTCCTCACTGGCTACATGGAGAGGTAAAACTTCAATGTTTACCCCTCGCCCGCTCGTCGTAGAATAATCATCTAAATGGTAGGCGTTTGCATCATTCAAATATGTTTGAGTTAGGGAAGAGTTTGAGTGACTGAGATCAGGTAGGAACACCGCGCGATTATAATCATAGTTATTGTTTCCCTGACTTGTTCTCACCATGTGTTGAGTACATGAAACATGGGAGATATGCCAAGGTTGGAGGAGCAGAGAGGATGAGAGTTCAACACATACGCGATTAGACCGTGTAGTAGATGCTCTCACCGCGCTGACACCGTGACCATAAGTTGACGTTACGATAAAGTCATGGTTACCACCTGTGGCGGTTCGTTGAAGCCTGATTGTTTCAGTCGCAATACATACAACGGGAGACGTAACTTGACTCAAGGCCGATGTATTTGTCTCTAGTTGTTCAATCCTGAGTTTTGCCTCATTCAGTGAAATATTAGGGGCTGAATACCAAGGCACGTCAGCCCCTGAATATAACGTGTCATGAGTGCCGTTATTCTTCATTTTGTGGATAATATACTTGATCGTGCTCAGCATCCCAAGCACGCCCCAACTAAAGCTCTCTGTACCTCCTGTGCCTTGGTGTAAAAAGAGACTTGTTTTAAGAGCGTTTAAAGAGACCGTTGAATCTAAAACCTGAACCGTTTGAGCGTCAATATTATCAAATACACTGATCGCAGTATATGTGAGCGCGTTTGCACTGCTCACAGAGTACGTCAACAGAGGCGCCCATTGTCCATCACCTGCGGTCGTGCTCTCTGTAGGTCTTGATGTACCTACAGCGAAATCTACACGCTCTCTGAATCGAGTAGTAGGAGAATAACTGACCTCTGATTGTGAGCTAACATCCCATCGCCTGCGCGCGCTTGTATCACTCGCCACCTGAACAGATCGAGCATAGAGCGTGTAGGTTGTGCCGGCTGTACGCGCAGTGCTCACATCTACAGGGTGATTGTTATGTCCTGATACAGAGCTATCAAACCTGATCACCCTCGCCTCTGGTGAGAGACTGTTACCATTACTATCTACAGGGGCGCCGCCTGCGGTAAACTCAACGAACGTGAATGATGAGAGTGTGACTTGATGATTGACATGATCATAAGTGACCTCTGGACCGCTTAACAGTCCTCCATCATAGGTGCTCAGATCAGATGCACCGAGGAGCGCGCCTAGTGCTCTCTGGTCATATTCGTAGGCTAGATCTGTGAGCGCTTTAACGTCCTCAAGATCTGCGCGCTCAAGCGCTTCAAACTTTACTCTGTCCATCGATCAGGTCTCCTCTGGTGAAGGGATAATTTGCAACGTACCGAGGCGCACAACGCTATTTGACTGAGGATATAAATCTTCAAGATCTTGAGGGGTCGCGTCGTCTCCTGTTTGGTAAACATAGAGCGCTATATTTCGGACTCCTTCAACTCTCATGATAATCTCTGTGAGTCGTGCAGTGAATAAAGGTTCACCGATGCGATACACGCTCAACTCATCGATCAATCGAGCCTCCACACTCTGACTGAGTGTGTTTAGCTCAAAACCGTTCTCTGGGGTCAGGTGAATATCAGCGTTCAGGGGCGCGATACTTGGAGGATAGACCCTCACGCGAGTACCTGCCGCCCTCCATCCTGCGTACTCGTTAGGGCGCGCGGGGTCGCCTTCAATGGTTCTCTGTATCTCTGCAATAGGACCCGTGAAAACTTCATAAGCGCCAAGAGTCCAGACCGCTGTATCAGGGATCGCGTCAGCGTCTAAATAAATCACTCCGCGCTCTGGAATACTTACATATTTGAGTGGGCTCACTGTGCGCGTGAGGCTCGTTGAGGGGTCAACATAAGAGATCGTGAGCGTGTTCACCGCAGGCCCATCATGATAGATCACCGTCGGGCCTTGCGCGGTCGCTGTGCCTGTGTACCTGTGACCTGTAGTGGTGCGTGTTCCGAGTGTACCTGATCCATCATCAACATACAGATAACTCATACCCGCAACACTAGGATCTTCATAGAGGCTCGCGAGCGTGATCCGCTCGGTTCCTGAGTAGTTCAGCGCGGCGAACTCAAGCGCGGGGGGCTGTGATCTGGCGAGACTTTGCAGGTAGAGGAGCGCGCGCCGTTTAAGCTCACTATCGCTCTCCTCCTCTTGACCGTTCGTGATCGCGGCGCTGTTAGTCACGCTCGTGAGCTGTACAGGGGCGTCAATGACCGTGTCAATCTTCTCCGCTCCAATGTTTCCCGCTCGCCCGTCTTCGCTCGCCTCTACTGTGAGATCTTTCGAGATAACACCCGCGCTGATCGTGGTCGCGGTGATCACTGAATAGAGAACATCAGGATCACTCGACGCGCTAAAACTCGCGCCTTGTGAGATCTCCAGATCTGACGCTTGCGCGGTGAGAGTGACAGTGATGGTTCCTGTGGCTGTGGTCGCGGGTAAGCGCGTGATCGTGTTCGGAGGAAACTCACCTAAACGCTCATCCAATTCGGCGCCTGAAGCGTTACGGAAATCGAAAGCATCACGAACACCCTTGATCCGGCGCTCGGTAGATGACGCGAGGGCGGCTTGACTCTGAGCGATGACATCGATCACGCTCCCTTGAGCTGTGTCGTCTAGCTCTGATCGAGTGATCAGGGAACCTAGAAAGATTCGAGCAAGTTCATCTCGTTCTCTGGGTACATAGGCCATTAGATCGATATCCTCTCACTAAAAATCGCGCCTGCGATCGCTCTAAACTCGACAGAGGCGCTGAGATGGTCACCCTTATCCTGTAATTCTATCACATTCACGCTCTCAAGTCGCGGATCATGTGTGAGCTGCTCTCGGATATGCGCGCTGAGATATCCCGCGCTCTCTATCGTGACCCGTTCCCCGATCCTCTGAGGGAGTCCGTACCCATCGAGGACCGGTGTCTCGCTCTGCGTAGTCGTGAGACGATGACGCGCGGCCTGTTCGATGTTTCGTGATCCTCTGATCAGTGTAAAATCACGACCTTTCATCTCAAGGTCACCCGTTTTAGGATCGATCATCAGATCTTGACCGTAGGGAGATCTCTGGTTGCGCGTAGGGTTCGTGGGCTGTGGCGCAATCGCAGGGATCAGGATCAAGTCACCCTCTCGCGCGGGTAACCCTCTCTGATTATGTCGATCGCTTAACCATCCATTTAGAGTTTGAAGTTCAGGGTATCTCTCAGGCGCTCTAAAGAGGCGCTGTGCGAGTACCTGTAGATTCTCACCGAGCCTGAGACGGTAGGTGGTCACCTGCTCACGAGGTGGACGCGGTGCGAACTGTGTCTGTTGAATGTTTGGTAGGAGTGGAGGGTCGATCGCGCGCGCGAGATCAGAGAGTAGATACGGCGCAGTTGTCGCGGTACTGTCTGCCTGTATCTGTCCTTCTTCAGCGAGTCCAAGAGCCGTGAGTAATAGATCCCACTCAGCGCTCATCTCATCGTCGTAACTGACCGCCTCATCCATCACGCTTCTGATTAATGCTCCGATGCGCCCGAACGTCTTACTCATCTGACGTATGATGTCATTGGGTATATCTGCGATCTCTGTGATCGCTTCCACGGTTCCGCGTGCCGCGTTGGTCAGTTGATCTAGCGATAAGAGGAGCGGTTCAAGAGACCGTCTCAGATAAGCGTTCGTTCCTTCCATCTGGAGTTGTATCGCGGCTGTTACGTTCGCCGCGCTTTGTATCGCGTTCGTGACCCCACTCAAGGCACCCTCAATATCAAAGAGGTTCGCGTCTTTTGGAGGCTCATCTGCGCTATCATACGCGCTCAGTTGTAAGGTCCACGCGGGCGCGAGGTTGTCACCGTCTGCGGATCGCTGAATCGTGAGCGCGTCCACCTCTACTTTTAAATGTATCTCCTCATCAAGCGCTCTGAATATGAGCTGATGAAGGTTCACGCGCTTCTTCTTTTTAATCGTATCAGGTCCCTCTTCTGATGCTGTTCTCTGATAGTCCTCTAGAAACTCTCTAAACGCGATCAAGATCGCAGGACCGAACGCGCTGATCACTTCACCTTTAGCAGTCAATGAAGGGCGCGCGTCATATCCCGCGCTTCCTGACAGCTCAATAGACCTGCTCTTATATCGCCCGATCTCTCTAATCGGGTTATCACCTAACGTGTAAATCACCTGACTAGGCGCGCCTTGCTCGATCGTCAGCGCGCTCGGTGGAAGAGGTAAAGCCATTGATCGATAGAGTACACCTGAGCGGTGCCATTCGATCAGGTAACGTGTATTGATCCTCGCGAGGCTCGCAAAGGCGCCGGAGAGACTGACCCCTGAATTGACAGACATATCATCACCTCTCTATGGTTGCTAGATCTGAGGATATTGTATCATTAGGCGCGGGTGTTGGCGATATTGGATCACTCGGCATTATTACATCACCTAAAAGCGAGGGTGTACCTGCGGGAATATCAAGGACTAGCGCATCTTTCATGTCCGAGAGCGCAGTCTGGAGACTCTGTACAGCTGTTGTCAGCTCTATGATCCGCGCTTGATACTGTGTCAGGGTGTCGATGGTAGGCTCTGCGATCGCGAGATGCTGCTCAGGTGTCGCGCCTGAACTAATCTCAAGAGTTCCTTGTATGCGCGTTTTAGGGGTCAGATACAAGCTCTCATCCCCTGCGACGATCCGCGCGCCCTTACTTTTCAACTCGCTGTGATCGATCCCGATCTGATTGAGCGGGTACTCGCCCGCGTTATCAAGCGTGATCTCTTCAACATAACTCTGATTCTCAGCAAGTACCCCGATGATGTACGGCGCGCCCGCTCCTTGTGTACACGTCAGGACCTCTGCATCGATCGGGGGCGTGCTCATGCGATCTGTATCAGCGCCTCCAAGAGAGATAATCGTACACCCTGAATACACGACGCCTGATCCATCCACTAGATCACATTCAGGCGTACCGTTGACGATATAGCGATCAATCACCTGCATCACTTTGAGATAGACGCGCGATCGATTGATAAAAAGTTTAGTGGTCATTTTTCGGCTCTCCTGTTTGGTAGAATCCGCGCGTGAATGAGATCGAGGAGCGCTTCTCTGTGATGCTGTTAGGGTTCATAAACGTCGAGTGAGTTATGGTCTCAACATAACAGATCAGATACTCGTGAGTGCGCGGTCCTGTGATCTCAAGCTTGATCCATTGACCCGCGTTAATATCGAGCCTCTGGCGCGTTGTCGCTGTACCGTTGACATACCTGTGTTGATCTCTAGCGATCTGATCAATGAGGCCGATAATGTACTGTAGTTCATTAGTGAGAGATTGAGGCTTAGTATTGCGCCCTACAGGGAAGAAGGGCCATTGACCCCTGTAGAGCCTTAAACCTGACTTTGAAACGTCCTCACGGTCAATCGTAGGGCGTCCTAGTATCCCGAACGGGTCAACGCCCCGTGAGGCGTTGAGCGGTGTGTCTACATAGACACCATTGATCCGATCTGCGCTCTTGACGCTGTACCCTACCCTGATGATCTCGCTTGAAGAGATCAGGGTCTTGACGTTGCGCGCGTGCTCTTGGACCTGTGACGAGTCAGGGTCCACGTCCTGCCCTCTCGGACGATTAAAAATAAACGGTTTAAGGCGATACATGATCACAGGTGTTGATCCGAGCGCTTTTGAGATGTCTCCTTTAGAACTACTAGGCTCAAGTGAGGGGAACATTTCAATGATACTCGGATCGGCGTCAAAGAGCGCTGTGAGCGCTGACCACGGCGCGCCTGTAGGCCGAACATGTGAAGCGTTGAGCGCTAACCCGAACACATGACGATAGAGCTCTGATCTTTGAGGGGCGAATTGATCCGCTCTCTTTCGTGAGAAGATCACAGGGACCGCGTCCAGAGACCTACCCCCCGCGAGGGTGTCAGGGAGTCGATACGGTTTAGAGAGCGTGTTATAGAGCGTGTGCAGTACTCTGCCTACGTTGCGTTTATTACTGAAGGCGCTTGATATCGCGTTCTTGAGCAGTCTTCCATAACTGTTAACCTCGTAAATATGGCCTTTTAGGTGCTGTTTCGCTGATAGGTACAGCTGACTCTCTACCAGTGGCGCGATAAAGCTCTGCGCGGTGATCGAGATCAAGGGCGTTGAGATGATCCCTGCGCTCTCCTTCTCGGTCAGCGCCTCAACGCCGTAGCTGATCGCGGTCATACGTCCGAGGAAGATCGCGCGCTGCACTCCCTCGTATTCAATATGATCAGAGATCACCATCCATGTATCGATATCAATCGTAGCGGTGTCTTCATAGTGCGGGAGCGCGTCACGGATCAACTCAAGGGGGATTTTTACATCTACAGAGGCGTTTTGATAGGGCGCATAAAGCCCGATCTGGACTTGTACAGAGGTACAATATTCCGTGATATCAAAGGTCTCTTTGTCAGTGTATAATTTAATATTCATTATGGGATCAGATCTATGATTTTATCAATGACTTTAGCGACTCCGTTCACCGCGTCGGTCGTCGTTTGAGAGAGCTTTACTTGTAGATCTGTAACCTTTGTCAATAAATCGACATTCTCAGTCATTTTCAGGGTTGAGCGCTCCATTTCACCGCTCACTTTGATGATCTGTTTAAAGGTCGCCGTATCTGATGGATCATCTCTCAGAGATCTGATCGTTTTTCCAGTTTGCTCCGCTTGGGCTTTTGAAAGCTGTAAATTTGCGCTGATCTGTTCAGGGGAGAGACGGTCTCCTGTAGACGCTGTTCCGCTTATCCCCCCGACGAGTTTTCCTGCGTCTCGTGTACCTATCCCTGAAATCGCCCCGATCGCCGCCTGCGAGACACGCCCCCCTCCTAATGTCTGAGAGATAATCTGGGGAATAGCGCTAGGGTCTGCCTGTAGCGCTTCAGCCTCTTGCATTGCTCCCAAAAGATCGCCTGATCGACTCATAATGTCGGCAAATACTGACATCTGCGCGATCTCTTGAAGGGGAGCGGAGATCTGACTAAAAGCACCTTGACCCACTCCTGAGAGTGCGTTCATGATCTGCATGGGGCGTTGTCCTCTTTGCCCTGTAACTGTTCTGATCCCTGCGAGAGCATTCGCGGTTGCTTGAGGCTGTGCTCTGATCCCTCGCGCGGTGAGACCTTCAACGAATCCTCCGAGCTGTCCAAGGAATCGTTCCACTCCTGCACCTCGCAAATCTAGGTCTTTTTCCGCGAGATTTCGCAAGCCGAGAGAGGTATCAAGCGCGGTTCCTACGCTCTGCCCGATGTTCTGACTCAACGCGCCTGCAAGACTCGCGATGCTCTGCGCTCCTACTCCCGTTCTCTCTGCCCCTGCGAGACGTGCGAGACGCTCTGGTGAGAGATCTCCCTCTGTCGTTCGTAGTCCTGCCACGCCTGCGATCCCTAGCATGAACTGGCGCGTCTGTGTCGGGTCCATTCCGAACTTCTCAAGCGCTTCTGCCCTACTCTCACCGAACTTTTTAGCGTCATTGGTATCAAGAACCCCCGTCATCTCGGTTTCAAGACCTTCGAGGTTGATAATTTCACCGAGGCGAGCCTCACGCGCCGCGATAGATCGCGCATACCCCTTCATGACTTCCCCTGCGAACTCGCCCCCCATACCAAGTGCCCCTCCTACAGCTCTCCCTATATTCGATATCGTTTCGCCCATACGATTAGTGAGAGAACTCATACTCTGAGGGCTCGTCATACTATTAAATGCAGCAGACCCCTCAGATTTAAAGGTTCCTATCCTTTGCTCTCTTACCCTATCCGCTTCTCGTTGCTCTTTCCTGAAGGTTCTCCAGAACTCTTCACTCTGTCGCTCTGCGCGGGTCTTGCGTCCACTTGGCGTACTCGGCGCGCTCGGTACGGCGTCAGGTGACATTTTAAGACCACCGAGACCGTCTGAGATTTGACCGACCAACGACGCCATTTCACGGAGCGCCTGAAGCGCCTCGTTATCGTCAATTCTGACTTTGATTTCAGTCTCTTGGGCCATGATCAGCCCTCCTTATAGAGTCTACGCTCAAGCTCATCGATCCAGTCAATTCCTGTTTGAGCAGGTTGGTTATCATGGAGCTTCTGAGCATGTGCAGGGGCTAGATCCTGAAACGCCTGATCTTCAAGCGTTAAGAGGTCACGCTCTAAGAGAAGCGCGGGATGGAGATTTGATCGGTTAGGGTCAAGAGCGCAGGGGTCAAGTCTAGGGAGCTGAGAAGCTCTGTATTTTGATCCTTGGCGTGTCCTCTTGATCTTCGCCCTCTCCCATGTCTGATCGAAAGAACGCGCGCTCATGGACGCTCACCTCCTCAAATACAGCGAACAAGAGCGGGTCATATCTACCGATCCATTCGTCTAACCATTCAGGAGGGTCTAAGAGCGCTTGAGCGCATGTCGCGAGCGCGTAGATCCTGAGCTTGACCATCGCGGGGAGATCATCATATTTCTCAGGCGCCGATAACTGTACAAGCGCGCGGTCTCGCTTCAAGCTCTGCTCAAGAGTCAAGATTCGCGTGGTGACCGTTGCGTTGAGTTCACGATCTTGTAGCTCAAATGAGATATGAAGCACCTTCTCCTGATCGGTGATCTCTGGAGAAGGTGTGTTTTGGGGTCGCGCTTCTGCGCGCTCTCTGATCTCAGATAAGCTCATGATTCACTCACTCGTTCGGATAGACGATTTTTCTCACTTCAAAGCTCAGATTCTCGCTGAATAAGCTTGAAGAGTCCAGTCGAAAGTTTCTCGTAGTGGGTCGGCACCCTTCAAGGGTCAGGAGCGTGTCACCTGAGTTTTGATCGATCACGCTCATGTCAATACCACCCGCGTCGAGGATATCGCTCGTGCTCCCCTTCTGCCAAGCGCCGTTGTCCTCCATCGCTTGTCGAGAGATACGGATCGCATCAACGCTCATGGTAGCGGTGCGGCGTACAGGGATGATCTCTTGAGAGTCAATCTCTCCGATCACGTCCACGCGCTGAGTCTGGATATTCTCAGAGACGTTGACACCTGTAGCCCACCCGATCTCCTGACCTGTCGAACTTAAAAATACTTTACAGCTCGCGCCACTTATTCCTCTATATGCAGGCATGATTTAGGCTCCTTATGCTGTGATGCGTACCGCGACGGCGGTGATCGTGATAAAGTTGAGGGGCTCAACGGGCGCGACTTCGTAACTGATCGCGATCTGGTCACCGAGGTCTTCTAACTGGATATTTTGAAAGGCTTTGATCACCCCATCTCGTACCTGAGCAGTAAGAGAGCTCTGTACGCGGGAAGTGATCAATGGAACCTGACTCGCGCGTGTAGGTTTACCGATCTGATCAGCGAGAGAAGAACGAAGCGAGCGAAGAGAGACCAAGATGCTCTCATACGCGCTGATCTCGCAGTATACAGGATTGTTGTCGGTGAGATAGGTCGTGATCGAGCGCTCGACCCGTGGCCCTAGATTATCGGTACTGATCATGAGTGTACCGCTCTTAAGCGCTTGCTCAATATCTGCGTAGCTGTCCCATGTCTGAGAAGTCTCGATGATCCGTGGGCGCTTACGTGTCAGCGGTTCGCCTGTATCTGATCCCGCTTGCATCGCCGCCAACATGAGCGCGGTATATTTCGCGCTCTTGGTCTCGGTTTTACCTCGCGGTGTGATCAGTTTAATGCTCTGTGACGCGAGCGCGATCCCTGCGTTATTAAGACTCACAGCGCGCGTCTTAACATTGACGAGGCTCTCTGTAGAAGCGATCGCGCAGTAAGCTTGACGCTCATATCCTGCGATCGCGCTCGCTGTTAGGTGTGCAGGTAAGAAGCTCTGAGATGTCGCGTCTTCAGTGAAGAGTACAACGATTTGAACGTTCTGATTTTCAAGGCTCGCGAGCGCGTTTTGATACACAAACCCGTTACCCATCCCACCACCAGAGGCAGAGAATGAACCTGTAGCGAGCGTGGTGGCGCCTGCGTTTGTATCGATGGTCACGCTTGAGACAAGCGCGCTTGAAGAGAGCGCCTCAAGGATCAAGAAACTCGGCGCGGTGAATTGATAAGTCGCGGTCGCGGCGATGTTTTGATCGATCGAGTCAACCTTATCAAGCGCGATCTGACGAGGCTCAATGAGTGTCGCGGTGACATCTGCTACAGCGTTCATGAGCTGTACAGCGCTCGCGAGGTCTGGCGCCTCTGCTGTGGTCGCTGTGAGGAGCGTTGCTCCATCGCGTATGAGTGTGAGTACACCGCCCTCAATCTTGACCGTGAGCGCGTTGTTAGCGTCTCCGTTTGTCACGCTGAACAGGTTCTCATTATCTACATTAAAAGACTCAGTGAGCCCGTTACGAGACAGCGCGAGAGTGTATGTAGTGTTAACGAGGGTCAAAGTTCCCTGTAATCGGTTCCCCTTCTGGCCCCAGATCCGACTCTTTAGAGAGAGGGGTCCGATGGTCATTGACGCTTGAGCGGAGTTCTCTCGCGCGTTTACCATCCGCACGCTTGACGCACCACCGCTTGTCGCGGGATCGTCGCTCGGACTGAATGCCAGTTGAGAGATCAACTCAAGATCAAGATCACTCGCATCATACGCGCTCAAGGCACGTCGTGAGCTGAACAGTGTAGGGGTAGATGTTTGAAAACTTGGAAAATCACCAACGATCGCGATATTTCCACTGGCTACGTCTCCACCTGCTAGTGCGCTCGCATCAATCCGCGTATAAATCGCGGGGCGCGCTGTGCGGGGAAACCCTGAAGAATTGAGAATACTAGGCATTTCAGCGCTCCTTCTGTCTCGGTTAGGGGGCTATTATAGCCGATATTTAAAGAGGTGTCACGCGACCTTGAGGTGATAGACCTAGGCTCAGTGTACCTACGATCTGATCAGGGGTGAAGAGATCAGCGCCTGCGCTGTCGTGCATCATCGCGGTCATGTTCATGCGCCGAACAAATACCCCTAACTCTTCAGCTGCTAAAAGCTCCTGAGGTGCAAGTTCAGCGATATTCTCAAACTGAAATGTGAGATATCCGTTAGCGATAAAATCTTTCCTGAGCGCGTGAAGTGCGGTAATCACGATCTGTGAGAGTACCTCCGCAGTCTCCGCGCCTGCGGTCATGACCTCGATTCGCGCGCTCTGGGTTGAGATCGTTTGCTCGACTCCGAGCGCTGATCCTCCAAGCGGTCTATGTACCACAGTACGGCTCATCTGTTGACATACAACGAGCGGGAGCGCTTGAGCGCCTGCGGTCGCGTGCGGTATGATTTTAGGCGCCTTCTCGCGTAACTCTTGAAGGATCTTGATCAATGTCGCGTCATCGTGCGCGGTGTTGTACAGGTGATCGAGGAGCGCTTGTTGATTCGCTTGATCGAGGTAGTATGCGAGTGATGTTCTCAGCGCCGTTGTCAGGTGATGGTGGATCATATCCCTGCATCCTCCGCGATCTGATTAATGTTATCGATCACCTGATGCGCGAGATTCAGCGCGGGGCGTCCTGAGTGTTGCCATGCTTCAGGGCGCTTGTAAGAGACCGTTCTCCATGTCGCGTAGGTGGTGTTTGTACCTCCGCGCTGTGCGCCTTCTGCGGTCGTGACCCCTACGAGCTTCACCATACCTGAGAGCGCGTCTGATACAGATCTCACGCCCCCTCTGCTGATATAGTGTTTCGCTCTTCCGCTCGGCATACGTGAACCGTACAATAAACGTCCACCAGATCCGCTCATGGTCGCCTCAAGACTCTTCGCCCCGTCATACGCGCCTTTCATACCCATGCGCCTGATCTCTGCAACCTTTCGCCTGAACATGATGAAGCGATAAGGGCGCCCCTTTTTATCTCGCCTGATCGGTGACGCGCCCACTCTCACAGTACGCAAGAGATAATCTCTCATGTCATGGGGAGGTTGGCCTTGTTCAAGGAGATTCGGAACAATCCCTTGGAGCGTGACGATGACCATGTTAGAGGTCGCTTGAGTGATCACGATTCCGCGCTTGTAGTCACGGAGCACTGATCCGAGATCATCTCCCGCTTCGTGAGCTGTGGCCTTCCACGCCGCCGCGATCGCTACCGCGAAGCGTTTGGCGCGCGCTTCCCTACTCTTTTCATCGAGCCCGTACTCTCTCAGATCAATCATGTCGAGCCCTCTGGAGCCCCGTAAAACTCAAGCTGTGCCTCTGCATAGACAGGCAACTCTTGATGATACGGCGCAGGCGCCTTGCGATTGATATATGTATCTCTGATCGCGTGAGGGTGATTCATGACGATGTACACAGGGTGAGCGTAGTATGTGAGACTGAATCGTAGACCTTGAGCGGGTGCGTTGATCCACTGGATAGACCCATTCACCACTGTAAAATCTACACCTTCAGTGAGCGCGCCGTTTGCGTCAACGACCCCTTGAACGTCAGCAGGGATCAAGTGACGCACGCCAAAAGACACCGCGCCTCCTGCGAGATCATGAGCGCGTGTCGCGATCTTGTATCTAGGCGTGTCTGTTGGTCCCGCTCCTCTGATCAGCGTCTCACGATATACGATCGCGCTATCTGTGATCGTGAAGCGATCCCCCATCATCGGCAGGTGTTCAGGTAAGAGCGTGAGGCCGATGTTCCCTTTTCCATACTCAGTCGCGCCAAGAGGCCCAAATCTCTGCTCCTCTTTTCGCGCGCCCGTGACCACTGCCTTGATCGTCTGTGAACTGTGATATAGATACCCTTTACCGTGGCACACTGGACAGTCAACACGCGCTTGTTCCGCGCTCCCTGATGATCCTGTGAGGCTGAATCCATGACTCGCGCTTGTCTGACTACATGGACACTCTGCCGCCTGTTCCCATGTGCAGTTCATCCCGTGTGAGATGATGACCTTACGAAACTGTTCAGGTTTGAAATCAGCGCGCGGGTTGAGCTTTGGCGGTATACGAGAGCCTAGGATCATGGTTTCACCTCACAGCGCCATGATATTCATCGCGCGATAGGTGGCCTTGAGTGTCGCGAGTAGTTCCTTGTACTCTTTAGTGAACTGGAGCACACGCGCCCCATATCCTGAGTTTGTGGCGCTCGCTGTGGTGTTAATGTTCTGTGAGAGCCCGTCCATTGAAGTTGAGACCATCGCGAGACCTGCTCCCGCGATCAGGTCACCCGCTACATCTAAAGCGAGCAGTGAACTTTTGAGCATGACCGCGCGCGCTATGTCAGCGGGTAGCGTGTCAATGACCCATGATAGATCGGTGTCAACGGCGGCGGGCGCGCTCAGGTTGAGCGTAAATTTATCGTGCCTCTTAGCGCTGATTGTGGCGCCTGTGCATTTGATATCATACCGATCAACGAACTTTTGAGGAGTAGGTACCTCTACAGAGGTCTGACCTTGTAAAACCGTCGCGGTCCCTGTGTAGTATGGGAATCCAGCGAGATAGTCCATCTCAAAATATGCGGGTATGTAATATTGAGCGTGTAGCCCTCCCAGACCGAGGACCACAGGCATACCGCCCGCGATCATGTAGCTAGAAGCGCCCTCAGTGGTCGGGATGATGTGAACCTGTCCCGCCATAGGCTCAGTGATCTGCGCCCATTTAGGGGGCAGTTCAGCGCGTGTTGAGCTTTGACCGTAAATGATGTTCAGACTCTCAACGCTGATCAACGGTCTATATCTGGAGCGAATCGGGAACCATGAAGGGGAAGCATCAGGTTCTTTATCGTGGCGCTCTGAGAAGGTCTGAGGGTCAAAGACCAGACCTAATTCATCGCTCACCGCGCGACTCGCTTGCTCAATAGACGTTGTAAAAATTGTGTCAGGGTAAGCGCTACCATCATCAAGAGTTAAATCTACACCTAAAAGATAAGTGTTTTTGAGATACGTTGTGTCATATCCGCGCTCTTGAATCGTAGCCATAAGGAAGAAACCTTACCCTTCTTGATCGCTTTTAGCGGTCTTTTTTCGCGCTGTGCGCCTGCGCTTTGGCTTTGGCGCCTCTTCGCTGATGATCTCCCATCCTCGCTCGGAGATCCGCGCCCTCTGAGCATCGGAGAGATCACTCTCAAAGATACCGTCCTCGTCAATGTACACCTCACCGTCAACCAGTGAGAGCGTAATGTTTCTGAGTACAGGATGTTTAACTTTGATGCTCATTGGGCTCTGTCCTTATCTCTTAGACGTTGTGAAGGCCGAGCAATACAGGATCACTCACGCTGTCGAGACCTGCACTTGTGTTCACGCCTGCGTTACGCGCTACGAACATTTTCGTAGGCAGCTTAACGGCAGGAGCGCCGAACATCATGAGCAGGAACGGAAAGGTCGTAGAGATCTGCGCGAGAGGACGACGAACGAGGCTCAACATCTGATAATAGCACATATAATCAGGTGAGAAGTTGAGGAACAAGATGTCCGAAGATCCGGGAATATTGACGTTATTGTCAGTGATTACAGTATCTTGGCCACTTACCGCGACCTCGTCAATCAAGAGCGCGCCGTTTGCGTCAGCGGCGTCCTTCGCGCTTCGGTAGATGCGGAGGTATTTTACCTTCGTGTGATCAGCAACACGGATTGTGAAGGTCACCTGCTTACCTGCGGCGTCTACATCGACCGCGCCAGTGTCTACAGGAGCGCTCACACCGTTGTCACCTACAGCAACCACGCGATAGATATACTCGCCTGTATCAGCCGCAACGAACTTAGAGGCCGCGTTAACTTGTGCTTGAATAGTGATACTACCGTTTGCACCTGTTCCAGTAGGAGTATCAAGCGTACCCTCAAACACTGAGCTTGAGCCGAGTGCAGGAGCGATGCGATCATGACGCTCAAGGAATGGAGCCGAGACCACCTGAACAGGACCATAAGGGCCAGTGATCGAGAGGCTAGACGCGCCAAAGGTGATCTGTCCAGAGTTCACTTGAATCTGATCGTGGCGTCCGTGGTGTACGGTCTGCTTGATCAGTTCAGAGAGAATGCGAGGGGTCACCATAATGTGAGTGACCATGCCGTAAAGAGGCGCAGAGTAGAGGTGGCCTAAGATCTCAGAGAGATAAAGCGCTGTTGGCGCTTTACCGCGAAGATCTGAAGTATTACCGCCGTCAACGACCTGCTTGATGATCCCGTTAAATGCGTTTGAGTCCTTGGTCTCGTCAGCGTGGAACAGGTTCAACTCAAGGCGCTGAAGCAGGCTCTCAGTACCGCGTCGGGTCTCCTCTGCGATCGCGTCTGCGCTTGGTCCAATGATATTGACCATTGACGCTTGATCAGTGACCTCTCGGCGCTCTGCGAGGTAACGAATCTTAGTAGCGACCTTCTCATAGGTGCTACGGTTAAGGATACCGTTTCCACCTTCTGAGATAAAGGGTGAGTGTTGACCACCGTGAGAGAGTACACGGTTGTACTCAACGACGGTATTCTGTGCTTGGACCTTGGCGAGCATAGGCCAGATCTTGAGATCGTTCATGCTACTGGTAGCAATGCTCAAGGTCTGCGCGAGCTGTTGAGGCACGAGAGGTGAGATGTTCGCGGCGGTCTGTGATCCACCTGCGGGTACGAGTGGCGTTTGGTAGCCTACAGTACCTTTTTGAAGTGAGCCCATAAGACCCGCCATTTCAGCGCTTGAAGGGATGCCTTGCATATTAAAACTCCTTAGATGTTGAATCGTTGCTTGATGTCGTTAGGGTTCGCGCCACTCTCAAGAAGCGCCGCCGCCTGCAACATCTCACTCGCGCGGCTAGGATCGCTCGTGGTCATCGTAGAGAGCGCTTTGAATAGCTCATCTCGTGACGTATCGGCGCTGTTAACCTCTGCGGGTGCGGGGATATAAGAGACAGATTTCGCCATAGGAGCAGGCTCGTCCACTTGTACGTTACGGAGGCCTTTGACCTCGGTCTGGAGACTCTTGATCAGTTCAAGCGCGCCTTGAAGACCTTTACAAAGCGCCTCGTTTTGTGCGCGTTGCTCAGTCAAGAGCGTGTCAAGTGCAGGCGCGAGAGCTTCCGCGACGGTCTCTTGACCATCATTAAAAGCCTTGCTCATGCGCTCGTACTGAGCTTCCTCAGCCTCGCGCTGTGCTTCGGCTACACCGTCAAGCGCGGTGAGCGTCTTCTCAAAGCGCTCAGAGTCGTCTTGGTCGCGTAGGTACTGGTTAGCTCGCTGTTCAGCGACCTCCTCAGATACTCCCGCGCCCTTCATCATAGTAATGAGGTCATTTGCTCTCATTTAATTACTCCTGATAATTCAGCGGCGGCGCGGGCTAGCGCGCCTGATTCAACATTAGGATAAAGTGAAGTTAGTTTGCGTATTATAGCGCTTAAACGCTCATCATTCAACGCATTGTATGTCGCGTTACTCGTACTCTCTAGCTGTTGAGGTACGAGACCCGCGATAGATTGCCCGTTTACGTCACTCGGTGTCTGATACCCTACAGAGCCCTTTGAGAGTAGCGCTCTGACGCTTTTCATGAGTTCTAGTGTCGTGTCTGGGTTGATCGGGTTAGAGGTGATCGCGCAGTTGATCACCTTAGCTTTCGTGACAATTTTAGGGTCCATAGGGTCACGCTCTAGTACCTGACCTTCTACAGAGAAGCCTAGAGTACGGTGACCCCCTGCTTTTCTCATAGCACTAGCGGTCTCAAAAATATCACGCGCCTTGGGCTTGTCGAGGAGCAAGACCCCCTCAACCTCCGTGTACCCTTTACGCTGAGTGACCTTGGTAGGGTAGCCCAACATGTTCTGAGCGCCTGCTTGATGCTCATAGTTAAACGTGCCTTTTCTGAGAAAGTAACTGAAATCAAGGCCCTTTTGGAGTACCCGTTCACCCTGAAGATCTACCTCATCAGTACTGATCACGCCTGTGATCTTGGCTGTGTTAGGCTGATCAGGGTCTCTCTCCGCTTTAATCAGATCAATTCTCATTGTGCTACCTCCAAGCGTCCCGATCTGCTCACTGTCTGGGACGGGCTCACGGGGATTATATCACATCTGCAGTTAGGGTGCATAGGATAGAGTGTAGGCTTCCAATTTCGGCGCGCTCTCCCTTGGTTTGTTCCGTTCTCGATGATCGAGCTCACTTGGAAAATATACGGGCGCTGAGTCTCTGGATCAATATAAGCGTCAATGCAATATTGACACGCGCCACTCTCAGGGATTCGCGCGACTCTCGCGTCCTCTCCATCGAGTTCAACCGCTTGTGCGATCTGCCCCTCGTTATGCGCTGCTTGGATCTCTGTCTCAGCGATGCGCTCAAAGTTCCGCGCGAGGTCTCCTGATCTCTGTCTGATCCTACGCGCCACAGCTCGCGCTTGATCTTTGGTCAGTGTCGCGACCCCAACCTCTTCTCTGATCACGTCAAGCATCTGTGCGCGGCGTTCAGGGTCTGGCGTGCTCAATAGCCGGTCACCGTCCCACTCTTCAAAGATCTCTGCGCTTGCTTCATCTGCGAACCTCGCACCTAAACCTCTGATGTATGATCCCGCGACCTCAAACGCGCTCACCACTCCCGCGCGCTCTGCTGATGTGAAATGATCAGGGATCGAGCGTGGGTGAGGTGTCATCGACGGGGCGAAAGTGCTCGGCTCTCGATCCATCCTGATCACTGGTGAAGGAATCAGGCGCGTTGACCTCTGATCAACTCCAGTGAGACGATCACGCCACTGGTTGAGGCTCCATGTCCTCATCTGCGCTCTCTCTTCAGGGTTCGCGCGTGCATAAGGCGAACCGATCAATCTAATGAAGAGGATCGGGTTTACAGGCTCATCAAGAGTACCTGCATCAAATCCCGTTAACTGTTCAGGGTCAAGATGACCTGAGCGCACGAGCGCCTCTACACGATCCCTAGGGAGACCTGAAGCGCGTACACCTAACAGCTCCACGCTCAACGCCTCATAGTGATCAATGATACTCTGACGAGTGCGCCTCTCAGCGTCTAATACTAGCATCTCAGCGCCTTATAGAGATCTAGTAGGTTGAGACCGATCAGGGATTTATAGAGTCCGTCTTGCGCTCCGTGTTTGTTAGCGAGCTTTGACGCGATCTGTTTCGCCGCTGTGGTAAAATCTACCGTCGCTGATCCGAAAAGGTCCGTACCTCCCTGATCTTCGTCTACAAGCGTTACAAACTCCTTCATCGATCTGTTTAATGTTCCTGATGTGGGGTTAAGCGCTAAGATCTTAAGAAATGCAGAGCTTAAAGGGTTGTCTTTTACTCGATCTTTGATCTTTTCAAAGTTAATGCTCTCGTCTGCAACGTCCTCACCGCTTGCCTCTTTGAACGTGAATCCTTGATCTCTCATCATAGACTCATTCACCCTCGCATCTCGCTGTTTTGGTGTCATCTTTGTAGTGATCCCGCCTGTGTCCTTAGACTTATTCGTCACTTGATTGTACACATATACAGCATCTTGTAACGCTTCAGCCTGATCTCTATCGAGCCCTACAACAGCAAGTCTACCGAAAGCGTTTGTGAGCGTGTCTACTGTAGTTGGACTCATCGCTCTCATTAAGCGATCATCGCGCACAACATACCCAAGAAGCGTTGATTTTAACATCGCTACACCTACATCATTCATCGTACCCGTTGCTTGACTGAGGTATTTTGAAGCGTTGCGCTTTGTCAATATCCCGTCAGCGAAGAGGGCTCGTTTAACACGCTCAAAGCGCTCTCCCTTTGTTTTGAGCATCGTGTTTAACGTCGTATCATCTGGCGCATCTCTTAGGGCCACGCTTAAAGATCTCAGCGTGTTATTATCGCCTAGAAGTTTGGTGGCGTTGTTCCTACCTTCCGCGAGAAGGTCAAACTCTTGTGTCAGTCCCTCGTTCATCGCTCTCACGATCTTTGATAGGTTCTCTTTACCTTGATCCTCAACGACATACTCTCTCACAAGAAGCGGTGAAGTGAACCCATCCACGTCACTTTGAGAGAGTCCGAATGTAGAGGCTTTCTTTTTAAGATAATCTTTGTACGCTTGCGCCTTTTCAGGGTGTGCGAGATAAGCTCTCTGTACAGACATCACGCGAGAGTTACCACCTAACGCGATACCGTTTTGATCAAGGATCGGAGGGCCATTCATCGCGTCAGGGTTCGTGTTGACCAATAAGAGCGGGTTAAGGTTCTTTGCCTGAAGGATGACCTTCTCTTGTTCCCCGCTCCTCGCGTTGTGATATTCACGCTCTTGTACATCTGAAGGGTAGTCTTTACGCTGAAAAAACGCGCTCGCGTCATGACTAGGGATCGCGTCACCTGCCTCTATGATCTTGTATTTAACAGCTACGTTTTGAGTCTTACCGTTTAGTGTGATCACCATCTCACTATCAGGTAACCCTTTTGCGACTACCTCTTGCTTGTCAGGTGAACCAAGAAGCACCGCGACCTCTGGACGGTTAGCCAGTGCAGGGTTCTGCTCTACAAGTGCTCTCACCTGTTCAATCGCTCGATCAAGCTCACTTTGAGAGGGAACCTTTGCACCTCGCCCTTGAGGTTCAGGAGTACGTCTCTGTGACTCGTTCTCTAACGTGTTCACCCGTTCTGCTAGAGCTCTCTCTTTTTTTCGTAGATCGCTAATACGTTGGCGCTTTCGTCGTGCTTCATCGATCAAAGTACCTTGGTCATCAAGCGCCGCTCTCGCTCGTAACAGTTCACGCCTCAGATCATCGTCACTTAACTCTGATGCTGTAGGCTCTGGCGCTGTTACCTCAACGGGTCCTTTTTTTTTTAGTTCTTCCAAAGCGCTGTTTGTGTCTTCAACGATCGCCTCAAGTACCTTCACACGCTCTTTTATCTGTCGGTTCTTTCCTCGTATGGCGCCCTTCATATAATCGGGCGTGTCTCTCAGTGACTCAATCCCTCGTGGTAATCTCTCTATTACTCTTTCAGCGATCGCGCGCTTTAATTCTAACTGTGCTTGTTCTTCCGTTTTGTTTGGTTGATATACGTCTAGCACCGCTTGAACAATACTGTTTTTTAGCGAGTCCTCCTCCCAACCTATAATCGTATAGTAATCGATAAGACCATCTGTAGCGTTAAGAAGCGCCCTTTTTACAGCGCCCGCCGCTTCATAATGAGCGTTGCTCTGGCCTCGGTCAACACTTTGGATTATACCCTCGCTGTCTGTATTTGCGTGGATCTTCCCCACAGATCCAATGTCCTCTGAGATCTCCTTACTTGCCTTTTCTGCGAGTGCTGTTACACGAACAGTCCTCTTTTTCTTTCGGGGCTTTCTTTTAGGTTTACTCTGCACAACCTCCCGCGCGGTCTCGGTGAGCTGTTCGCGTGCAGGTGATGGATCAGGTTCTGGCATCGTCTCAAAGTTATCGGCTCCCTGTTCTGGGTCTTGGACCTGTGGAGTCTGCTCTGAAAACATCCACGAAGATCCTCGCTCTTTTAAATCAGAGACAACTTGATCAATTGCGCTTTGTAGCTTTTTATTTCCTCTTGGAATTTCTACCTGCTCGCCCTTCGCCCTCTGAATCAATGTATTTCTCACCATTTCATGCGCTCTGTCATAGTGGAACATCTGATCAGCGAGTTTACGCGCTCTTTTGATCTGTTTCCTGATCTGTTTCTTCTCCGCTTCAGAGGCCTCTTTCATTTCTGTTTCAAGCGCGTTGGCCCCCGCTTCAAGATCAAGCGCCTTTTGACCCACATCAGAGAGATCCGCGAAAGGTTGAGTCTCAAGGTTATTTAAAGAGTCTTGAGTAACCGCTTCCAGAGCATCGCGTTTGATCGCTTGATCTCTTAAAGCTGAAGGGCGATCTTGAACCTGTGGAGTCTGCTCTGGCGCCTGTGTCTGAGGTGCGGTCTTGCGCTTGGTTCGCTTGCTCCCCTTACGCTTCTTACGTCCTCGCCTACGGTTCTCTTGAGCCTTCTCACGCTTCTTGTTCTCTACCGTCTCATGTTGGCGCTTTAATAGTGCTCTAAACTCAGCCTTGGTCATCTCAACAGGTTTAGAGTTAGGGCGCCCGTCATGTTTAACGGTCACTGTATCGCCCTCAACGCTCTGTACATGGAAGTGTCCACGCCTACCCTTAAAGGTTAGTTTAAACGCGCTTCCTGCCTCAATCTCTGCGCTTGTGATCCCGCCTCCGTGATGCTCTGCGTAATAGTAACGGTATCGCTTACGGCCTGTCTTCGGGTCACGTCCTACTAGTTTACGGTGTGTGTACTTGTGCTGTGCCGCTTTTAAGAGCACCTGCGCCTTGAGTAGAGAGAATGTCATTTTAATATATCCTCGATATCGTCCATGAGTTTGTTTATTCGCGTCTTGTGGAGCGTGCTCATTTCCCCTGCAAGCTCTTTGACCACATCAACCTCGCCTCTGTACTGTGGCAGGCTCTCCTCTACGCGCGCCTTGATGAGCGTGATCACTTGAGAGGGTGTGTCGCGAGGATCTAAGATCACCTCACCTTGAGCACCTCGGACGTTGAAACGCCTTCTCAGTCCTTTTTGTAGAGTGAGCTGTTGCCAGATCTGAAACTGGATCTCAGGACGCGCGAGCGCTTTATGATTTCCCTTGAGTTTGAGCCTGCTCATGTTCACCTCTCTAAGTTGATCAGCGTCCGTATTGTATCAAGATCATACGCTCCACGCTCTAATAATCTTGAGTGGGCGCGTCTTACTCGCTCATCTGCACTTGTCTCAATCACTGCGCGGTCTGCGTCTGTCAATGAACCTGTAAGACTCGCGCTCTGCATGATCTTTCTCGTGAGCGCTTTATTTTTAGCCTCTTCGAGTCTCGATCCTGAAGGTCTCAGTACGATCACAGGGCGCTTCTGTCCTTGTCTATATACTCGCGCGGTGCTCTGGGTCAATGTGTCAGGCGCCCACGGTGTTGAGAGGTGCGCGACCATCGCCGCGCGGTGTTGGAGGTTCGCTCCTGTTTCAAGCGCTCTTGTCTGTCCAAGTAGAACCCTTGATCCACCTTCGTTGAGCCTCTGTGTCATCTCTGCTCGCTGAGTCTCTGAACTCTCTCCAGTATAGAGATCAATCTCAGCGCTCTTGATCCCTCGCCTGATCAGTGCTTTTCTAGCTTCGGTTAACCCTATGATGTACTCACAAAAGATCACCGCCGCGTGTGCCGAGTCCTCCGAGAGATAACTCATCACAGTGTCGATGATCCATCTCAGTTTAGGGCTCTCATAATCTGGCGCCTTGAGAGAGAATGTTTCGCTGAAGATCGCAGGTGAGATCGTTAACTGTTCAAGTCTCATCCCTAGCGCCTGTGCGGTCTTCGGTGCACCTTCTGCCGCGATCTGTTCCGTAAAGCCTGCATGACCCTCTAACGCTTCATAGTAAGTGCTCGCGTTCAGCTCACGCGCCGCTTGCATGTGAACAAGCGCCTTCATCAAGGCTCTCTGATTCTCATCTGGTGCGATGTATGGCGCGAGGTCTTGACGTGGAGGGAGATCAAGTTGGGCGTCAGGGTCGCTTGTATTGCGCGTGAAAAGGGTATCAGAGAGACGTTCATAGAGTTCTCCGAGCATATCCCCTCTTAAAGCGCCCATCTCGTACTGCGGCCCCCTTATCGAGTCAAATTGAGCGAGTCTCCTGTATGTGTACCGTGATGTAAACTCTTGAATGTCTCCAAGCTCATCAGGATTAACCCGATCAAGCACATGATAAAAGTCTTCAACGGCGTTAGGTTTAGGCGTACCAGTGAGCCCGATCACCCTTGAGGCGCATTTACTCAACTCTTGAAAACACAGTCCATTGATCCCTTGAGGTGCTTTGAACTTATGAACCTCGTCAGCGATCAGTAAATGAGGTTCAAGACTCATGAGCTTCTTAAAGTAGTTTCGATCTATCGCGAGCGTCTGAGGTGTGATCAAGACACCTTCAATCTCTCCATGATACAGCGCTGTGTAGACCTTCTCTCGCTTGTCTGGTGTTTGTGAGGTCAGTACATGAATCTGAGCGTTAGATAGTTCGAGGTGCTCTCTCCATGATGCATGAGCGCTCTTAGGTGCCGCGATGATCACGCGCCTGAGATCTCCTCGATCTTTGAGCAGGTGATAGGTCATGATCCCTATGAGAGTTTTACCTAGGCCCATTTCAAGCGCGAGAACACTACGAGCACGCTCAAGGGCAAACTGTACAGCGCGCGCTTGATAAGGGTGCGGTGTCCATCCTCGCCTCTTCATCTCTTCCATACCGCGCGGGTGATCTGGAATATAGATTTCAGGCTCCTCATACGGTCGCTTGAACAGAGGTTGTCTCTCTACGTTCAGGAACGTGTAATAGAACTCTTCTCGCTCGTGTTCCGTCCACCTCGCCCAAAGATCGCTTAAGCGCCCTATCGCGTTTGATAGTTGCGCCTCTTCATCTGCTGTTAGATGCTCAAGATCATCGGCCTTGTTCATCGTGTAGATCAATGAACTGGACGTGTAACCAAGAGCGCGCGTGACACCTAAGCGCTTCAACGCCTCACCGCCCGTTGTCCACGCGCTACGATTGCGCGCTGTGAAGAGGGGTGGACGATCTACGCTCAAGCGATCTTTGTTCATGTTAACTCACACTGTCCACCTGCACACACAACGGTCTCAAGGGGCGCGGTGTTGTCTGTACTCTCATCAAGATCATCGTACTCTACGGGGGTCATCGTCTTGTTTAACATCTCCCACAATCCCCAAGCGTGTCTCTGTTGTTCCCCTTCCATATCAGGCGAGACCGCTTGTAAGGGCGCTTGTTGATAGTCATAGTCACCAGATGACGCGAGAAGAGAGACGCCCGTGAAATCTTGCCGGTTCTCCCACAAGTACCGCTCCACGCTCTCCCACTCGTTCGCGTTCACAGTCACAGTCAAGCTCACGTTGTGCGTTGCCCCTTCAAGGCGATCAATCGCTGTTCCTGAGTCCACATAGTACCGTTTAACGCGCCTCGCGTGGTCCAAGAGTTCAAGCGCTGTGAGATCCTCTTTTGTGATCGCGTTCTCAGGCGCCTCGATCGGGAATATGACACAGTGATCTGATCCCCATACGCTCGGCTCTACCGCTTGAGGGTTCACCGCTCGGAAGTGCTGGAACACTGGCTCAAGATCATTGCACTGTATACGCCTCAAATATCTCTTACTGTGCGCCGGATGGATACCGCTAGATGCACCAAGTACAAGGCTCGCTGTTCCTTCAGGTTTTACACAGGTCACCCGTGACGCGCTATTGATATTGATCAGGTTCGCGGTGTCTTGGTTCGCCTTCACTGCGCTGATGGATGCGCGCTGAAGGTCGTCCTTTTTTGTGATCTTGGGCTTGTCCATGATTCCGCAGAGTGAGACACCTAAGAGCGCCTCTCTCTCCATGATCTTTTGACTGATCCTCCCTAAATATCCCGTGTCTGTATAACCTGCCTGTAATGTTCCGAGGATCGAAGCTTGACGCGCCGCCTCTACAAGATCATCAGAAGTCTCACACGCGCTCACGTTAACCGTGGTCAGGTTGCACGCCTGCCAACCTGATTGATACGTGTACCCCTGATCTCTCCAATACTCGCGCCTCTTCGGGTCCAGTAGATCGAGCGTGTAGCGCTCCACCGCGCGCCCTTTACGGTCTCTGATCAGGATCGGGGCCATGATGATCTCAACACATGGGTTCACCGCGTGCTCTGTACTCGGCAGGAATAGGAAAGCAGGCTCCCCAAACTCGCGCGTACTCTTGATCAGATTACTGAAGATCTCTTGAGGTGTATCTGGTGTGATGACCGCTGAGATGTTCGCGCGTGCTCGCTTCGGGTGCGTGATATACCACTCGCCCGTCTTCGCGGTCATCATCTCATGATCATCAGGTGAGAAGATCGCGATCGTCGCGCTCCTTCGTGTTCCTGCGGTCCTCGTTGAATCCGCGAGATACATGGTCATGTCAAAGACCTCGATCGGTTTTAGCTTCCGACCTACCGCGCCTTTTAAGATGTCATGGACCCCTTCAAGCGCCTCTTTTAGAGGTTCAAATCCAGGAGCTACACCACCTACACTCAACGGCGAACCCTTCTCGCGGATCGCTGAAAAATCAAAGATCGGTTGAGGGTGTCCGTTTAGATATGCCTTCACGAGCGCATCTACAGCGCACGCCCAACCTTCTATTGAATCATCAATAGTGAACGCTCTCTCTGTCTCTGGTTCGCGTACCTCTGGCAATCGCGCGACGTGGTGACGCTGAACGCTAAAACCGACCCCTGAACCACATAAGAGCAACCATAACGCCTCTGCGAAGAATCGCGTCCTGTCTGCATAACTACAGGTGCAGTTATACAGTCTCATTTGCTTGTTTAAGATCCCATCACCGCCAAACTGTAAGCCTCGCATGGATGGAAGAATCTGTTTATTGATCAGCGCCTCTCTCACATCTGTGAGTAGATCCTCAACCTCGTCACCGTACCACGCGCGGTGCGTGTCCAAGTACCGATCCACAGCCTCAGACCACGTTTCACGCCTCTGTTTCTCTTCATTGTAACGTGCATATTTAAGCTTAAATACAAAATCCCCTATCATCTCTCATCCTCTCTTGATCGTGGGGTGAGAGATCAGAATAAGGGATATCAGGATCAAGGCTCAAGCGTTATCTCATGAAGCTAGACGCTCGATCGTTCGATATAGATCAGATCGGTAATTGGTCAGGTGGAGGGCGCTCTTTTGGGTGCGTCGTGCTCGTCTGGCTTCACGCTTCGCTCTTGCGCGCATCCTCTTATCTTCGTCTGCGCGCTTGATGTCCTCTCTGAATTGAGCGGGTGTCTTCGATGGCTTCTTTACAGTGTCTGCAATATTGCGCGGGTGTTTTTCTCCTCGCTCAATCGGCTCATCTCCGATCTCTCGCCTCACCTGCTCAAATACCTCGTTAAAGATCCTCGCCATAAGCTTGCGGTTCGCTTTACCTTGCTCCTTCGCGGTAAACTGTCCTGCGTTTTTAGGTGTCTTAACACTCATCACACTATCAATCACTTCACCCTTTGTGCTCTCAAGAGCGCGCTCTACAAGATCTGAGGCTTCGTGGATATATGCATTTGCAAACTCACGATTGATCTCCACCTGCTCCGCTATGGCCTGATCACTCTGGCGCTCAAGCTCTTGGATCTCTGCAAGGTGGGCTTGTGGATCATCTGTGTATTGAGCGAGGGCGCGCGCGTTCTCAATGTTCTTTTGTCTATCTGTATTGAGCCTCTCTGTTGCTTTCTCATAAGATTGATTGATCAGTCTCAATGTGTAGGGGTTCCCCGCTAAAGCTTTTGATGTTTGATTAACAGCGCTTTTGATGGTCTCTCTCATCTGCTCTCGGATTGTTGAGATGTTGTCTCTAATCTCTCCTACCGTCTCATATTTATTTGCAAAGGCGCCGCTCACCTCATCTGCTCCCCTTGAGCTGAATCTAGTTAGGGGCATTTTGAAACGCTCAAGCTCTGGAGGAAGTGTTTCTCTAAAGATCGCGTCTACATATAAGTTGTTTAGTCTCTCTGACATATTGAGTGTCTTCTCAATCGCACCGAGGCCCATATAAGAACGCTCTCCTCCTCTTCGGTATTCGTCAAAATATCCATCTCCTGTGAGTGTGCTGATATTGCGTCTCATCTCACGAAGTGCTTTTCTTTGTCCTTCTCCTGTGATCTGCGCCTTTTGGCTCGCCGCGTTATCTTGCGCGCGTTGTGTGATCACTGAGCCTATACGGTCTTTGAGCTCTGCGGGTGTCTCACGCGCCTCTACTCCCTCATTGATCGCTCTAGCAATTAGCGCTCTTAGTGTGTCCTCTCTGAAGTCGTAGATATTGTAATCTTCTGACGCGATGTTCTCAGGCAGGTTTTCAGCTATCTTATCCGCAAGTTCTGTGGGTGTCTCCGTGGTTCTATATATGCCTCCGTCTTTGCGCGTCTTAAGATAGGTCTCAAGTGGATAGCTTTTACCTCTTGTTGTGAAATGCCTTGATTTAAGGCTCTCAATAGCCGTCTGGATCTCTGGCGTGAATGTCTTTTGTTGGGTGGATCGCGTGTCTAGGGTTTCTGCGGCTTCGGTTAACTGCCCCTGTTGATCTGGCTCATGGGTCTCAAAGTAGCGCCTAAGTGTTCTTAGATCTGAGCGACGGTCTCCATGCTTATCTCTTACGTCTTCAGGGGTCGCTGTGCTCTTTGCGGGCTTGTAGTAAGATAAGAATGTGTGATCCTGTAAGGCACTGTGCTGTGTTCGCGTTCGCTCAGATGCGTATTTTTGAAGTAGGACGCGGCGAGCGTTTAAGATCTCCTCACGCTTCGCTTTGATACCTTGCCAGTCTTTAAGGCGCCCACTCTTGGTGCGCTGTTGCTCCATCTGCTCAAGCTCTATTATCAGGTTCTCTATTTTCTTAAACTGAGCCTGTGTCTTTAACGGTAGGCGAGAGGGTGTTTTACCCTCCATGATCGAATCGACTTTGTTATATGAGACCATGCGAGAGCGCCACGAGGCACGCGGTACCCTTTGCTTGTTCGTCTCACCCCCCGCGTACTTCTCAACCTCTGGCATAGTATCAAAGCGATCTTCACCCTGAACCGTTGCGCCTGAAGTCGCGCCCCTTAAGCGTTCACGCGCCGCTCTCCGCTTCTCGATCATGTCCTCTGCTCGGAGTCCTGTCTCACCTGTCGCGCGCTTGTAACGCTTGAGCTGCTGAGCGTTCATGAGGTCGAGCACTGCGGCTCTGATCTCATCTCCGCGCTCTGAGGTCTTCGCAAGCTCACGCGCGCTCTCAATAAGCCCCTTATCCGTGGCCTTGCTCTCTGGATTCCTCGTGCGGTTCTCGGTCAAGGTGTCCTGAGCGTTCGCTTGATCAATATTCAACGCGCTTGTGCTCGATGACATGATCTCGTCAGCGGTCTCCGTTAACGCCTGACGCGCGGGGGATGGATCAGGTTCTGGCATCGTCTCAAGGTTATCGGCGCCCTGTACCCGTCGGATCGTTCGGATATCGCCACCCTCATGAAATAAGTGTCCTCTTTTTTGGTGTGTGGCTTTGTCTGCGAGGGGTACTTTTATGGCCTTTGACTCTGCGCTCGTCTTGTCAAAAAACACTCTCTCTTTTGTTGTAGGGTCTATTCTGGAAATCGCGTATCCTGTCCAAAAGCGATTACTCACGGGTACAACGTCGCCCACTTTATGTCCTTTTGCCCTTGCGTCTGCGACTGCTTCCTTTTTGGTTGGATAGCCGTACACCTCAGCGTTAAATCCTCCAATTGTGAGTGCTCCTCTTGTGTCTGATGAGTACCCTGTAGGATGTGCGGGTGTTGCCTGTTCTACCGCTCTCAATATGGGGGTTCTAATGTCTGTTGTCTGTACAGGTGCGCTCTCAACCTCAACCATAGTCTCAAAATTGTCAGCCTGCGGGTGATCCTCGTGAGGTGTCACGGTCTCCGCGCTCTCCTCTACCTGACCTCCTTCAACCTCAAGTGCGAAGTTACGCGCATCTTCAGCGGTCTTGAAGAGGAACCCCTTCACATATCGCCGCTCATAGCGCCCGTTGTGCTTCTTCGCGATCTCTACACGGCGCCTATACTCGTCTCGGTCTGTGCGCCCCTTCTGCTTCGCTGTGAACAGCTTCACGCCCGTTCTCGTGTGCGTGTGCTCCCCAAGCTCAAACTGCTCTATGCTCTGGTGCTCATCATGACGCTCATCATGATCTTGATCGGCCTCAGTGATGATCTCCTGCGCTGTTGATGTGAGCTGATCGCGTGCTGTGGGCATTGTCTCGGAAGTGTCTACACTTACAGTGAGTTCTTTTATACGGCTCTGTATAGCTTTACGCCGCTCTACATAATTTGTCTTTTGATCCCTTAAGTGTAAAACAACAGATCTGTAAACTTTGTTATAAATATCGATTCTTGCTTGAAGTAGATTCTGTATTTCTTCGCGCTTTTCCCGCGTGGCTTGCTCCGCGTCTTGGTACCTATAAAATCCTCCTTCTTTTGCGAGTTCTTCTTCGCTCCCTAAACGCGCCTCCGTGTTTGCTAAGTCCTTATACTCACGCTCTAGCTCTCTTACTTTAGCGTCAACCTCTTCATTTACTGCCTTGTCTTGTAAAAATGCATGAGCCGCGATCTCTATCAGATTCTCGGGCTTGTAACCTCTCAGCGCAAGAGATCGCTCCCTAGATGTTTTTTTGTTCGCTAGATCCTCAACCTCTGGCATCGTATCAAAGTTATCCTGACCCTGTACCGCCGTTTTAGGACGCTTCACACGGGTCTTCTTCTTAGGTTTTCTCTGATACTCTTCAGGTAACGTCACACCCGCTTTCTCTGCGGCCTGTCTCAGTCGATGGAGCGCGAGACCTAGCGAGGAGCGCTTGCGCGTTGGATTGCGCTTGAGCCTGTCCACCTGACGCCGTAGCTTCTCAGTGTGACTCGCGAGCGCTTGACCGTGTTGGCGCTTGATCAACGCTCTAAACTCGGCCTTGCTCATCTGTACAGGTTTGGAGTTTGCGCGCCCGTCATGCTTAACGGTCACGATATCGCCCTGTACGCTCTCTATATGGAAGTGTCCACGTCTACCCTTGAACGTGAGCTTGAACGCACTACCCTCTTCAAGTTTCGCGCGTGTGATCCCTCCTCCGTGGTGCTCTTGATAATAGTAACGATATCGCGCCCGTCCTGTCTTTGGATCACGTCCTACTAGTTTACGGTGCGTGTATCTGTGACCTGCACCCTTCTCAAGATCATCCTCTTGATCAAGATAATGATAAGCGCTCTGGATCGAAGAAGCCGCGCGGTCAATCTTGCTCTGTACCCATTCAGCTAGATCCTTGTCATCTGGAGCGTTCTCAAGCATCGTCGCGAGGCGTTCCGCGTACTCTGCGAGAAGTTGTGCTCTGCGCCTGCTCATAGGTACATCTTGATACCCGCCTTTAGTGATCAGATCTCCTGCTTCTCTCGATTTTAATGCTTGTGCTATCCTGTTCAACTGCGAAGAGTTAAGGTGAAGTTGTCCTTCTATATTTAGGTCTAAGGCTTCAGACGCGGCCCATTTAGGGAGAGGAGTGGTTGATTTTAAAGCTTCTTTTAGCGCGCGCTTTCTGTTTTCAAGGTCTCTAGATCTTGACGGTGCGGGTGTGTACAAATAGATCATCATTGCTCCATAAGCGTTCGGAGGGTTTGAACATAAACGCCTGCCCAAAAGGAGGAGTTTGTTTTGGTGTCGTCTGAACCTGTGACGTGTCCCGCCTCGTCAGTGTGTAGCTTCCCTTTAAAGATTGCCATGTTTAAAAAGTCTTTGAGGTTCTGCCCTGTCTTTTTGTCGCGGGAGATAGCGCTCTGCGCCCATCCTTCCCCCTTTTTGATCTTTTTCTGTTGCGCCGCTGTAGTGTATTGAAGGGTTATAATTTCTTCCGTTGTGCTGTTAGCTGTCAGCGTGCGTGCAGGTGTTGTCCCTAAAGGTGGAGGGGTGGGGACTGTTTCTATGTCTGGTTCACTGTCAGTGAGTTTTGCAAGCTGCGGGATATTTAAAACCCTCGCGATCGTTTCTGCGTCGAGGGACTGCTTACGCTTATCGGCGGTTGTTCTGATCGCCCCCTCATCGGCTACCATAACCGCGCCTGTGGCTTGCCCTGTTTGGCTGATTTTGCGCGTGACTAGTCTATCCTTGATCTCATCAATCGGGCTACCTGTGGGCCTTAAGATCGTCGTAGGCCTCCTCTGGCCTTGTCTATATACACGGGCTGTGGATTGTGTAAGCGTGTCGGGTGCAAAGGGAGTGTTTAAATGAGCTACAAAATTAGCTCTTTTTTGTAAGTTTGCCCCCGTCTCCAGTGCTTTTGTTTGACCCAAAATTACCTTAATCTCTCCCTCGTTTAGTTGCCTCTCAATCTCGCGTCTTCTTTTCGGCGTGACCGCTCCATAGTACACAGCTATTTGATCAGGTGGAATACCGCGCCTGACGAGTGCTTCTTTTGTCGTCTCTAGTGCCTGCACATACTCGCAAAAGACAACAGCCCCCGTCTCAGGGTGTGTCTCTAAGTGGTCAATCACTGAGTCTGTGATAAGTCGCATCTTAGGCGTCTCATACACTCCCATATGCCCTTGAAGTTTCGCGTATCTCTCCCAAGTTAAGGGGGCGGCGGATTTTGGATCTGTTGTCAATTGATCTATTCTTGTGAGCATTGGCTTAAGTCCCATTGGAGCCGCCTCAAACTGAGCAAGCTCTAGGAACTCTTGAGAGGAGATCTCATCTGCGCTCACAGAGCCGCTTTCTAAGCTACCTAGCAAGTTAAGAGATTGCTCATACCATGATATAAGAGCCCACTCATTGCCTGATTTCTCTTCGTCTGGTTTGTTCATCGCGCGAACAGCCGCCGCTTTAACCTCTGCTGTTAAAGCGAGGCCTTCTATGAATTTTCTCTGTGTCTCATCGAGTTGTAAAGCAGGGCTAAGGTCTTTTCTGTCTGGAAGATTTAATCGAGCGTCAGGGTCGTTAGTGCTCCTGATAAAAAGCTGTTCTGCATTGATTTCGTGGAACTCCCAAAGCTTGCTCGGGTCAAATGTGACAGGGTTCCCTTCCTCGTCGCTGAGACAATAGCGCTCCTTAAATTCATCATGGCTTACCTCCCAGTCAGGGTTGACTCGCTTCATGATATAGTAGAAATCCTCTGGTTTGTTCGGTTTAGGCGTCCCTGTCATACCGATACAGGCCCCCGCTTTCGGGCTCAGTTCCTGAAACGCGAGCCCTTGACTTGATTCCCCTCCTTTGAATTTATGAACCTCATCTGCAACATATAGCACATCCTCATTGAGGAACTCTTCAATGTGCTCATAATCCCCTGCACCTTTTGAACTTTTCGGTTTTCTGATAGCTTCAGGGCTTGTGACTAACACATCAATCTCGCCCTTTTTAAAACGTTCGTAGGCCTCCAATCTCTTTTTTTTACTTACTCCACTCAATACTTCATATCTTACATTGCTTAAACCTCCCAGATGCTCGATCCAACTCCCGTGAGCACTAAGAGGGGCAGTGATAAACATTTTTGATATATCTCCTCGCTCCCTCATGTGATGATATGCCCCTAGTGCTGAGAGCGTCTTACCAAGGCCCATTTCCATCGCCCACACAACGCGCTTCTGGTCGATGGCGAAATTAATTGCCTTCTTTTGATACTCATGAAAAGACCATCCTCGTTTTCTCATCTTTTCCATTCCTGATGGGATTTCAAGGTCTGCGTTCTCGTGGAGGGGGTGCCTCAAGACCCCTTGTGTCTGTAGCTCAGGGTCTAGATATGTGTGATAAAATTCCTCTCTCTCTTGGTCGTTTAAACCGCTCCACCACACCGAGAGCCTAGATACTGACTGAGATATTATCGATCTTTGCCGCTCAGACAGAGATATGCCACGAGTAGCCTCCACCAGATTACCAAAGATGATATTTCCCCAATTTCCAGTCCCTAAAGCCTCAAAAAAACCAAGCTTCTCAAGTGTATCGTCTCCCTCAAGAGTGTAGTTCCTAAATGTTTTATACTTGCCTTTTTTCTCCGAAATCTTAAATTTAAAAGCTTCAATATTAAGGCCCATAAAGTTAGGAGGGACTCCGGCGCTCAGTGAGATAGATTCGCGACGACCTCTTGTAGCGTTCATGATCTTGGTGTCAGGTAAGGCAAAAACGGCTTCGTATCCATGCTCCTCAGCTTGTAAAAAAAGCGTTTTCCAAACAGGTAACCCTCCCGCCCCTACGGTGTCTTTTATCGTCGTATCATCTCTGAAAGCAGAGTGGCGAAGGGCCCTTGTGAGTTCCCTTGTACCAAAGAAGTCATTTCCCGCCCAAAACACATGATCCCCGTCAGGACGAGTCGCGGGGCTGATTGAGTGTCCTGAATCATGTCCATGCTTGAGCCATTTATCTGTTCCCTTTGGGCGCACCCATAATCGGACAGATCCTCCTAACATGTCAGGGTCAAGGTCGCGAGGGTGGACCATTTGAGGGGAAGTCTCAAAATCGTACTCAAATACATCTGCATGTTTTTTGTGATTTTCTCGTACTGCATCATATATTGTCAGAGGCTCTTGGATCTCTTCTCTCTGTCGTTTTTTCTTCTCCCCTTTTCCATCTCTCCATGCCTGTCTTCCGTTCTCTACAATTTCCTGAGCTGTGGCCTCTGTAACCCATTTCGATAAGAGTCTCCCCCTCTTGTCCTCTAGCCTTATTTTATAACGCAGGTGTGAAAAGTCGTTAATGTCTGCAATCATGCCTTGAGGGGCCTTCCCCTCCCATAGTGGCACACTAAGGCCGAGGAATTCTGCGCGCCTCTCCGTGAGTTTGGTTCTAATACTTCCCCTTGACCTCTCCATCCTCAGCCTATCAAAGAAGCGCTTTTTATCCTCGCTAATCTCTTCTGCGTGATGTTCTCTGATGAATATCTGAAATTGCTCAACGTTGCGGAAAGTGTGTACTTTTCCCGTTTCATCGTGAGTCGCTACTGCTCTCCCTGTTTTTTTATCAATCTTTACGGAAAGATGCCCCCTCTCTCCGTCGTCACCTATGTACTCATAAGACGCCCCGTCTGCAATCTCAGAGATCGACCCGAACCCCTGACCTCTTAATGTCTGGTTTCTGTAAAAATAACGATATCTGCGCCGCCCTTTGTTGTCTCTGTAAGGGACTCTTCTTACATATTTGTGATTTCTGCCTTTGAGTAACGTTATAAGATAGCTGAAATAGTGCATCAAAACTCCTCATTGATCTCAAGATCATCGTCATCATTATCATTATCATTTACGGGTAAAAGATCAGCATCATCCTGATCGTCTTCAGCGCCCTCTTGTCCTGCCATTTGAGCCGCGTTGATGTAACTCGCATTAAGCAACATATCAGCGATCGGGTTATCAATCGGTTCAAGGTCAAACGCTGCGCGCGCCTCGTTCACGGTCATGTAGCTATTGACCTTCTTTGAGATCGCATCAAGGCGCTGTGACTCGCTCTCTGTATCCAGACCTACAAAAGAGAGCTCAAGATGGGGCGCGATCGGTCCTATGATCCATCTATTGATCCACGATTCAAGCGCTCTTAATAGCGGTCTTAGGCCCTTCTCTTTACTGTACTCGATACGCTGTGCAGGCCCCCCTTGATTGAGCGCGGAGCTTTGACCCTCGTTACCAAACACATACCCAAGTTCGGCGGGGTCCATCTGGTACAGCGCGCACACTTCCTTGATCAAGAAGTTGAGCCATGAACTATACTCCATGTCAGAGTTGCTGTTGGTCATGTTCACGCTCTGAACCTCCTCCTTCGCCTCTGGATCGAGTTGAATGATTGGGGTCTTCTTCGCGCCGTTCCCCCCCTGAAGCATCGCGTAGAACTCGCGCCGGAACGCCCGAAAGAGTGCAGGGCTCATTTTACTTTTAATCGCTAAGATCCCTGATAGATGTAAGCCGTGAGTGAAGTTCGCTGAGTTGTATGCCTTCGCCCTCACCATATCAATGATCGTAGGCGCCGCCTCTTCAATCTCTGGATACCCGTACCCGTTAGAGCTGATCTCTGATCGTGGGCGCCTGATCCCGAACGCCATCTGATCCGCGTCAAACTCTGCCACGATCCGATTCTCTATCACCTGTACAAATGCTGTTTTCTTGGGATCTCTGCGCCCTCGCTTGATCTCGTCATCTGAAGGGGCGCTCACTCTGATCGTCGTGGCGTCCACGGGCTTGAACGCGATCGGGCGCCCCCCTTTATGAATGATCTCAAAACAGCACTGATCAAGGGTCAATGAATCGCGCGTGATCGATCGCAGGAACCCCTCAAAAGTTAAGTGGCCCACGACCCTTGAATCACCACATTTCACCAACCACTCAGTAAGCGCCTTGATCTCTTCTCGGTGCTCGTCCGTCGTCTCTGTCGCCTGATCCCTCAACCGGATCACAAAACCCGCGCTGTGTCGGTCTGGTTGAGGTCTCGCGAACTCTGCCACTTGAGAGACGCGCGTCTGAATGATACCTGAGATCAGAGGTACTCTCGCGAGCGCTCTGAGTGTCGCGTAACTGAGCGCGCCTATTGTTCCCTGATGTTGGTCACCGAGTAACCCGCTCTGATGATGCGCGCTGTACTCTGTCGAGTAAGGGTTAAGCTCATACGCCTGAGACTCGCCCGATTTCCCCTTGACGAGATCGGTCATCTCCTCGATCGTTGACTGTATGTCGCTCATAAACCCTCGCTACTACATCAGATCGACCTCCAAGGGCCGATAAATGAACTTGATTTTTTCAACTGGTCTAAAGCATCTTACCACACCCTCTTTACGCTCGCTAGACGGGGTCTCTCCGAATGCGTTCCCCTCAACAGTCCAGACCCCTGAGAGGTCATCCTCAACGCGGTCAATGATCGTGATATGGTCGCCCCATCGTTTCCCGCTCGCTGTCGTGATGATCATGATGTCGCCTGCTCGCGCGTGCTCTACCTTTTTAATATGTCGCGGTGTTCCTCTTCCCCATTCCCATAATCGATAAGTTGAAGGTGTGCTTGATTTACGAATCTTTGGAAGTAGAGACGCCCAACAGTACGCCGCGAAGTGTCCACACCACGCGGTTTTTCTGTTCTGATAGCTCTTGATCCACGTCCATCCTGAACCCTGTTGAATATAACGCTCAAGGATCGGCCCCTCGGTCACCGCTCCGATCGGTTCAATGATCTCCTCTCGCCACTGCTCAAGCGCGCGGTCAAGCGCCTCTTGTCCTGCTTCAGCGCTCGCGTGATCGCTAGGGCGCGCCGCGTCCCTGCTCTTGTCTAATTCTTTGAGCAGTTTCGCCCGCTCTTCTCGTCGTTGGTCGTGATCCATGTTCTCGCTCATTTCATGATTTGATGTGTCGCGTACACCGCACCGCATAACGTCAACGCGAAAGCGCCACCTATCGCGGCAGGTTTGATTTGGGGGCAATCTACAGAAGTGCATGTACTCCTCAAGATCTTGATTCCAAGCTCATATTCCGCGAGCGCACTCTTGAGGTCCGCTTCCGCTGCTCTCCGCGCCTCTCGCTCTGTGTCGATCTGGCTCTGGAGCGCCTCAACTTCAGCGTTAAGAGATGCAAGCTCGCCTTGAGTGTTCACGTACTCAGTACGTGAGGTCAGGACTCCCGCGCGGGGGGCGCGGCATCCCTTCGGTAGTCTAGCCTTATCTTCTAACAATTTAGGACAAGGTGCCTCGATCACTTCACCCTCGACCGTAGTCCAGAGACCTGTTGACGGGGTAGGGGTCAAGATCAAGAGCGTGCTTAAAAGTCCGAGTCTAACCATGTCTCTGCTCTCTTTTCTGCAATCTTACGCGCTTGATCGATCTCAGTCTCTCGCTCCTGATCCTCTTGAACCTCTCGCGCTTCATGTGCCTGCTCTCGTTCTCGTTGACGCTTGCGCCGCTCTTGAACACTCGCACCCATCGCGCCGAGTACCGCTCCCGCCCCTGCGGTCTCTGGTCCTGCGATCAGGTAGAGGGTGATGAGTGCTATGATCACCGCGCCTATGCTTTTTATGTTGATAGTATTCTGATCCACGAGTAATCGTCCTCTACACTGCATGACCCCCCGAGCGCTATGACCTTAATCTTGATCGTCTTAGTCCCGCTCTCTATCGATAACGCACAAACGCTTGAATCAACGCCCACTTTATTATCCTGAGTGCTTGTAGCAGGTGAATCTTGCTCTACATCATCTACAGTAATATTATAATCAATATAGTTTGATATTGGGTTTGATGAGTTGTTAACTCCTAAACCCGCATCAATCATATAATTACCCGCGCCTAAAACAATATTATTAGAGTTTATAGTGGCCGTTGTATTATTATATATAGCAGTAGTGTTTAGATCTATAATATCACTTACAGATAATGAACCCGATCCGTTACTTGTTTTTAATAATAATAGTTTTGCAGGAGCGGGAACAGCTCCATTTATATAACTCATCTTAAAACCTCCAGATCAAACACCGCGCGTTTACATAACCATAGCCGGAACCCGAAGGGGTATCAACGGCGGTCAACATCCCTGATGTTGTTTTAAGTCTTAACTCATACACGCCTCCAGATGTTGCAAACTTCGCCGTTTCATCTGCTACAATATTACCGGAACGACCTTCACTTATATTAAACCCAGAACATATATTTGATTGAATGCCTACATAAGCAGAGTTTGTTACATCGTACCAACAAGTGACCGCATAATTATAATTAACTGTAGGGTAACTTGTATGCCAATATACAATACTCGCCTCTAGGTAATATGTTGAGCCGTTAACGGGTAATGTAAATTGAGCACCTGATCTTGATAAACTAAAACTTTTACCGAAACTAGTATCTTCATCTGCGTAAGTGATTGCCTCGTCATTCGCGATTGTGGCGCTCGCGTTGTGATATAGATTGAATTGAGCGTCTAATTTTTGAGGTAATCCTGATTTTATATAAGTCATTTTTTATAACCTCATCACTTTGATGTGGCTTAAATCAGTATCAGGGGCCGTTGCAGTGTTCCCTGCGTAAAGCCATGTAGGGTAGTGCGACGCGCTGTAATAGTACGCTATATCATCGCCCCTACCTGAGCCCCCTGCGCTTGACGTGCTCGACTCCGGCATAATCTGACCTGCTGTGTGTAGTGTTGAGCCCGTAGAATTACCTACTCTTGAATTCCCATAAGTGTTTGAATTTGGTGAAAAACAAGCCTCTGTAAAAAAAGCAGTATCTGCTGAAATGACTCCCGTTGATGTATTTACAGAAAGCCAAGGCGCGTTAAAAGTATCAAAGATCTGACGCCCTGAAACAGCTGTATTTCCGCTCATTTTACCTACATCGAAAGGTGTGGTGTTCGCGTTCGTTGCGCTTCGTTGAATGTAACTCATACTATCACCTTTCTACACAATCAACCACGATGCAGGGCTTGTCCCATTCGCCACCAATGTGATCGAGTCGTACTGGTTAGGGATCGCAAAAGATGTTTGCCCTGAATGATCAATATATTCAGAACCACCGCAGGTTAATGTAACTGCACCTGTACCTAATCGTTTAATCTGGTATTTAAAACCTTCGCCTACTGTCGCACTCAGCGCTAAAGTCAACGTCACAGCGCTTGAGCTTGATACTGTGTAAACCTGCTCAATTACTCCGGAACTCGGGTTGCTTAATGTTGCTGTGGAGTTCTGCTCCGCGACTACTGGAGCGCTTCCCCCACTTGCCTGATCAGTCCATGACAATACGCCGGAACCATCACTTTTTAGTACCTGATTGGTTCCACCGTCATCGTTTGGTAGAGTGAGTGTGTATGTAGCGCTCGCGCTGTGAGGAGGTCCCTTGATCGTCACGCCGTGAGAGTTCTGCTCACAGTTAAGCTTGATCTGACCGCTTCCCCCTGTCGCGTTCCCCTTAACCGTCACGACTCCAGTACCGTGAGGTGCTAACTCGATAGGGTTATTCGATGCGCTGATGATGTCAGATGTACCGACATCAAGATCACCACCTAGGGTGTCTGTCCCTGTACCGCTGAGAAAGTCGGTTGACGCGGCGGTTGAAGCGGTACCAAGTCCAGTCACCTGAGTGTTTGCAATAGAGAGTGAGGCTACATTTGACGGTACAAGCGCTTTATCACTCGCACTACCCGCGCCCGCCTCGGTATTTGTCGCTATCTCAATAATACCTGCGGCTGATGTTGAGGCCGCGCTTGCGCTTGGTAGATTCGTGAGTTGACTAGCATCCACCGCAGGTAATCGCGCTGATCCATCAAGTACAACTACATTTCCCGCTGAAGTACCTGTTGAAGCGGTTGAAGCGGTCCCAAGTCCAGTCACCTGAGTGTTAGCAATAGAGAGTGATGCTACATTTGAAGGTACAAGTGCTTTATCACTCGCACTACCCGCGCCCGCTTCGGTATTTGTCGCGATCTCAATAATACCTGCGCTCGTAGCTGAAGCCGCGCTTCCGCTTGGTAGATTCGTGAGTTGTGAACCATCAATTGCAGGTAGTTTTGCTGATCCATCCAGTACGACTACATTACCCGCTGAAGTGCCTGTACTCGCGGTTGAAGCGGTCCCAAGTCCAGTCACCTGAGTGTTAGCAATCGAGAGTGATGCTACATTTGAAGGTACAAGTGCTTTATCACTCGCACTACCCGCGCCCGCTTCGGTATTTGTCGCGATCTCGATGATTCCTGCGCTTGATGTTGAAGCCGCGCTCGCGCTTGGTAGATTTGTGAGTTGAGAGGCATC